ATGGCTCTGTTTTACCGGTTGTTCATGGGCTTGGTTGGGTCGTTGTGCGCGCTGGTGATGCTGGTGGTGAGCGAGTTCGGTCTAGCGGCGCTGCTGGCCGGTTGCGTGCTGCTGGTGTTGCTCAGGGCGCCGGAGCGTGTGGGCCGCCTGTTGGCTGGGGGCGATGATGCTTGATATCGCGGTCACGGTGTTCATGGTCGCGGCGATGCTGTTGGCGTTGTTGCTGCTGGTGCTGGGCGTGCTGTTGACGCTCGATCTGCTGGGGTTCATCGATTTGTCGGCGTTGCGGAAGCGCAGGCGGTTCCGTAGCCAGTTGCGCCATTTGGAGGAACTGGGAGGCAACCGTGTTTAGGTTCCTGCGTGACGCCGGCACGTGCGTGCTGCTGGCGGTTGGTTTGGTGTTGATCTGGTTGCACCTGGAATGGGTGCGGTTCCTCCGGTTCATGGGGTGGTCGTGATGTGTCGTGAGGTGATCCGCCAGCGTGACGGCGGGGATTGGACGTTCGTGACGTGCCTGAGCCCTGATGGTCGCGTGCAGCTGCTGATGCGGCCGCACGCGGTGGACGAGGACGGCACGCCGTCGCGTGTCCGTACGCAGGTGTTCAGCTTCTCCCCGTTGGAAGTGCGTGCGCTGGTCGCGTGTCTGGACATCCTGCCGGATGATGATGCCGTGCCGTAGCCGGCGTGTGGTGGCTAACTGAATGCTCGATGATCCACTGGCAGGACGGACCGTGGTAGAGCGCCTACCCGATTGGCACCGGGAGCCCTCGCGGCGTTATCAGCGCCGAAGTACGACAACTCTTGATACCCGACCCCATGAGGTCGCCGGTAAAGGCGGAATCGGGCGGCCACTGCACGCGCAGGCGTGGGCCTCATGGGGGACCATTCCCGGGGCTTCAGCCCTCTTGTAAGCGACGGTGCGACCGACCGAAAGCGAGACCCAATGAGAGACGCGAACAGTGTGCAGCCATACCCGGCTGCGCTGTTGTTCGCGCCTCTCAGGTCTTGACGCTCTAATGCTCACTCCCAAAAGTGACATGACGGGATTGCTGGTGGGCATGAGGGCTGGAACGGAACGAACGGAAAGGAAGAACGACATGGCTGGTTACAAGCTCAGGTTTACGGAGATGCTGAAACAGCAGTGCTCCCGGTTGCTCCCCTGGCTGGATGCGATGAACCGTAAGGGCGTGAAGTATGTGAGTCGTGACCTGTTGCTGAAGCAGTCCGGATTGAAAGACAACGAGCTTCAGAAGGTGATCCATGACGGGAACATGCCCCGGCATTCGCTGCGTATCAAGGGTGTGAAGTGCTACAGCGTGGACGCCTCGCTGAGGCTTCTGGCTCGCTGGCTTGGACGGATCGAGTATTTGGAGGTGGAGTGATGACGGTCAAGACGAAACCGAGTATCAGCGAGGCGCTCAGCCCTTGGGCCGACCCGTTCGACGCGGTGATGCTGTTGCAGGGGTTCGAGCGTGACGTGCAGGCGTTGGCCGCGAAGGTCGGGTGCACCGAGCTGGCGGGCTATCAGATCGTCAAGCCGTTGGGTCTGAGCAGCGTGGCGCAGTTGGCGCAGTTGAAGACCAAGGGTTTACTGGTGCGGTATCGTGACGGTTCGTATTGGGTGGATACCAGGGACTTCGCCCGGTGGGTGGGTCAGCAGTGCGACCGTCTGCGCCAAATGCCGCGCACCGCCAGGCCGGACATGCCGGTGCAGTCTCAGGGGACGTTGCTGTGAAGCGGCGTGGTGGACAGGTGGACGGGCGTGTGGATAAGCCCGCGACGAAGTTGTATTACACGCGCGGTGAGACGGCGCGCCTGCTGCATGTGAGCGTGAGCACGTTGGATCGGATGCGGCATGAGGGCAAGGGGCCGAGGGCCACGGTGTTCGGGCCTCGCACGATCCGCTACGCGGCCGGCGACATCATCCGTTGGCAGAAGGGAGGGGCGAAATGAGCACGCGCAGGGCCATGATCCCGCGTTCGGTGCAGGCCAAGGTGGTGGTGACCTACGGCGGCACCTGCTGGTTGAAGTTCCCTGGCTGCACCGGCAGGGCTGACACGCTCGACCACCTGATGCCGTACAGCAAGGGCGGCACGGACAGCGTGAACAACCTGCGGCCCGCTTGCCGTCATTGCAACAGCCTGCGCGCTGACCGGCTGGTGCAGGGGCGTGGCATCGAGGTGCATGTGCTGCTGTGCGCGCCGCGCGTCCGCCCGCATGGCGGCATGCCGCCCACGGCGACGTGGCTGGACTATGGCGCGATGCTGGGCATGATGGCGTCCGGCAGGGGCGTGGATGATGACGTGTGGCGGATCGCCGAGGGCATGTGGAACGGGGCCGTGGCCAAGGCATTGCGCCTGCCGTCCGCCGTCCCGCTGGTGCTGCTGCCTCCTGCGAGTGTGGCGGTGGAGCGTTGGAGGGAGTGGCTGCGCCTGGGCTATGACCTGCAGGTGGACAGCACGCACCCGGCCAAGCCGTTCCGCTGCGACTTGGAGCTGAGGGCGGACGTGTCTTGGATGCGGTCGGGCGTGACCGATCGGAGCGTGTCGAACGCGGTGCGTGCGCGTGATGATGATTGGCGCCGTTGCGGTCTCGTTTTTTAAGATTGGCGGTCCGAAGGAAGAGCCCGCCGCTCTTTTGGTCTCTCTCCGGCACGGAAAAAATAAAATTCCGGGCGGAAACGCCCGGAATCACAACGAATTGCACTTGAATCCTATCACATTCGAGGAAAGGTGCAAGCATGCCCATGTTCGAGGGGATGGACGAGGACACGGGCCGTGACATCGGCCCCATGGAACGGACCATCAACGGGTTCGTGCAAGGTTATCAGGGCGAGGTGGACCCCTACCGTCAGGTCATCATGGCCGGCATGAAGAGCCTCGCCAGGAACATCGACAGCCAGACCAAACGCGGACGTGAGATATCCAGGAACATGGGCGCGCTGCTGGATTGCGTGCGTGAGTTGCGGCAGATGGACCAGGCGACCATGGGCCCGGAGGACGACGAGGCCACACGCAAGCTGTTGGAGATGATGAAGCTATGAACGAGGCCACACCACGGTACTGCAGCGGACGTGACCTGAGCCTGGACACGGACGGCGGCGCCGTCGCCGCGGTGTCAGCGGCGTTGGGGCATCCGATGATACCGTGGCAGCGTCTCACCGCGGACATCGCCGGCGAGTACGAGACCGACGCGGACGGGCGGCGTGTGCTGAGGCATCCGCGCGTGGTGGTGTCGGTGCCGCGCCAGTCCGGGAAGACCACGGTGGACGAGGCCGGTCATATCCGCAGCATGCTCATGGGCCCGAACCGTGTCGGCTGGTACATCGCGCAGCGCGGCACCGACGCCGTCGCGCACTTCAAGCAGGTCGTCAAGGACGTGGAGAACAGCCCCGCGCTGCGCCCGCTCATACGAGACGTGAAATACACGGCCGGCGACATGGGCCTGTACTTCATGAACGGTTCGGTGTTCAAACCGTCGCCGCCGACCGATAGCAGCGGCCATGGCTTCCAGGGCGACCGGATCACGTTGGACGAGGCGTGGGCGTTCAACGAGCAGCAGGGCAACGCGCTGATCCAGGCGTTCGTGCCGACCACAATCACCCGCCTGCAACTGACCGGCCAGCAACCCCAGCTGTGGATCATGAGCACGGAGGGCACCGCGGATTCGACGTTCCTCAACCCGCTCCTGGCAGAATGCCGGCACGGCAGGTGTCCCGAGTCGTGGGCGGTGATCGATTACGGGCTGCCGTTCGACGCCGACCCCGAGGACCTGGACGCCGTATGGGCCTCGCATCCCGGCGCCGGCCACCTGTTCAACCGCCGCCAGCTCAGGGGCTTCCGCGACGAGTTCCGCAACGATCCCGCGGGCTGGCGGCGCGCGTTCTGCAACATCCGCGACGACGGCGCGTTGGAGCGCGTCTATACCGACGACATCTGGCAAGCTACCCTGTATGACGCTACGGACGTGGACTGGGCGACGGCCGCGCTTGGGGTGGCGGTGAACATCGACCAGGCCGCCACAAGCATCGTCATCGCCTGGCAACGCGATGGCCGGACGCACGCCATGCTGGCGGAATGCCGGCCGGGCACCATCGGCGCCGCCGACCGCATCGCCATGCTGGCGGGGCAACGTAACCTGACCGTGTGGGTGGATCGTAAGGGGCCGGCCGGCATCATCGCCGACCAGCTCACCCGCGACCACCCCGACACCAGGATCGCTGACATGAGCGCGGCCGACATGGCGTCCACCGGGCCCGCACTGTTGGACCTGCTGCGCAACGGCGCGGTAACCCACAGCCCGGCCGACGCGTTGGACCGTGCGGTTGGCGTCGCGGTGCGCCGCTGGTCGGGCGACACATGGTATCTGGACCGCCGACAGTCGCCCGGCGACGTGAGCCCGATCGAGGCGATGCAGCTGGCCGTGTGGGGGTGCGCGCACGCCGAGCCAGCGCCGGTGCTCCAGGTGTTCTGACGACTCCTGACGACTCCTGACGACTCCTGACGACTTAACTGGACTGTGACGGGCGTGTGCGGGCATGATGTGGGGCCATGGGAATCATCGACAGGATACGCGGCACGTTCGCCCTGACCAGGTCGGCGCAGGCATCCGCGTCCAAGAGTGCGCCGGTGCCGCCGCCGAGGCCGACGGTGGACGGTAACCCGTTGGCCATGATCCCGGTGTGCCGTGGCGTGCAGATCATCGAGACCGCCATCCGTTCGCTGCCGTTGGTGCAGCGTGACGAGGCTGGACGCCAGGTGCGCATGAGCTCGATCGCGCGCGACCCGGACCCGGGCACGCCGCGCGGCGAACTGATCGCGCAGATGGTCGCGGATCTGGCGTTCAACGGCAACCTGTTCCTGCTGCGCCAGCACGTCGGAGGGTTCGAGATCGGCGCGCGCCTGCTGCCGGCCGGCGAGGTCGCCGTGACGGACATGAGCCCGGACCCGACCGTGCGCGACATCCGGTACATGTGGCGGGGCATGGAGTTCACGCCCGACGAGCTGATCCACCGCCGGTTCATCGTCCTTCCAGGCATGCTGCGCGGCGTCGGCCCGATCACCATGGCCCGCATCGAACTTCAGGGCATGGCCGAGACCGAGGCCTATGCCGCGAACTGGCGCGACGAGAGCGGCGTGCCCAGCGGCATCCTGACCAGCGACCAGACGCTGAGCGACACGGAGGCCGAGACCGCGAAACAGCGCGTGCTGGCATCCCGTTCGGGCACGCCGCTGGTGCTGGGCAAGGGCCTGCACTACGCGCGCACCCTGATGAGCCCGGAGGACATGCAGTTCATACAAACCAGGAATTTCGACACGACTCAGATCGCGCGCATGCTCGGCATCCCCGCCAACCTGCTCCTGGCCAGCGTGGAGGGCAGCAGCCTGACCTATCAGAACATCGAACAGTCGTGGATCGAATTTTCGTCCTACACGCTGCAGGCGTACGCCATGCCCATCTGCGACGCGCTCAGCCAGCTGGTGCCGGCACGCCGGCGGATCGACATGGACTGGAACAAAGCCCGCCGCAGCGATACGAAGAGCCGGTGGGAGGCGCTGCAGATCGCCGTGGGCATGGGACTGCTCACGTTGGACGAGGCGCGCGACTGGGAGGGCCTGCCGCCGCGCGACGACACCACGCAGACCATCAGCAACGACACGGAAGTGGAGGCATAAGCATGAGCGAGAACGTGGAACGCAGAACCATCACGATGCGGTTCGAATGCAGGGACGCGTCGGACGGCAAGGGCCTGGACATCGAGGGGCGGGCGGTGCCGTTCGGCGACGTCATCAGCCTCGGCTGGGCCGGCAGTGAGACGTTCGACCCGGATTGCGTGTTCGACGGCCTGGACAACGTGAAACTGACCATCGACCACGACCACGTTGTGGGCCGGGCCACCGGGTTCGACCAGAGAGACGACGGCCTGTACATGACCGCGCACATCTCCGACACCACCGAGGGGCGCGACATCGCCCAGCTGATGCGCGACGGGGCTATCGACAGCATGTCGGTCGGGTTCATACCCAACGAGGACAGCGTGGACAAGTCCGGAGTGATCCACCGGCGCCGCGTCACCCTGATGGAGGTCGCCGTGACCGGCCTGCCCGCATATGAAAACGCCAAGATAACCAACCAGAGAAACCGAAAGGAACCCATCATGGACATCGACCAGATCATGCAGCGTTTGGACGACCTCGAAACAAGCACGCGCAGCGGGCTCGCCGACCTCGACAAGCGGATCGGCGCGAACCGTCCCGCGGTCATGGGCGCGCAGTGGCGCAACGCCGGCGACTACCTCAAGGCCCTCACGCACGGCGACGAATCGGCCGTGGAGTTCATGAAGCAGTCGCGCGACTTCATCAGCTCCAGCGACGTGAACAACGTGAGCGTGTGGGTGCGCGACCACATCCGCCTGGTCGAATCCCGTCGCAAGGTCATGAACCTGTTCACGCACGAGGCCCTGCCCGCGACCGGCATGACCGTGGAATACCTGACCCTGGATGCGAACAGCATGAAGGTCGCCAAGCAGGCCACCGAGGGCACCGCCCTGACCTACGGGGAACTGTCGTTCGGCAGCACGTCGGCCAGCGTGGACACCTACGGCGGCTACACGAGCCTGTCCCGTCAGGTCATCGAGCGCAGCACCAGCCCGGCGCTGACCACCGCGCTGCGCGCGCTCACGATCGCCTACGCGGTCGCCACCGAGGACGCCGCCCGCACGTACCTCGCGTCGGCCATCACCGGCGCCGCCGCGAACAAGGTCACCACTGCGGCCGCACCATCCGCGTTGACCGCAGACCAGTGGATCGACGCGATCATCGACGCCGCGGACGCCGTGGACGAGCGCGGCGCCCAGTTGGGCACACTGGCCGTCTCGCCGGACGTGTTCAAGGCCATCGCCAAGGTCAGCCGTGACGGTTCGGCGTTGATGGACGTGAGCGGTCAGGGCGCGGACGTGCTCGGCAACGTGGACCTTACCGGCATCACCGGCCGCCTGCTGCGCATCACCGTGCAGATGATCCCCGACGCCACCGCTGACACCGCCGCGTTCATCGACCCCGACAGCGTGACCATCTGGGAGTCGGGCGGCCCGTTCCAGCTGCAGCAGATGAACGTGACCACCCTGGTCAACGACTATTCGGTGTACGGGTACATGGCCATGGGCACCACGTTCCCCGGCGGCATCACCCCGCTGGGCGCCGCGGACTGACAAGGGGCGTGAGCGATGGCGGAGAACCTGGACACTCTCACCGGGCGATTGCAGGACATGGTGGACGCGACCGACGCGGCCCAGGCCGACCTGTCCGGCTGCCTGGCCACGGCACGCGCCTACCTCGACGCCGGATGCCCAGCATGGACCGACGCGCCCCAACCGGTGCAGGATGACGTGGCATTGGCCGTGGCCGCGGACCTGTGGCAGCAGAAGAACGCCCGACTGGGCGTCATGAGCATCGACACCACGGACGGCGTGCAACCCTACCGCGTGCCATTGGACCCGTTGCGCGCGGCGTGGCCCAAGCTCCGCGCGGCCGGCGTCCTGGTCGGATTGGGGATAGCATGACCGACACCACGTGGACGCTGTGCGACGAACTGGAAGCGCTGCGCGACCAGATCGAGCAGTCCAGCCCGCTCATAGCACGCTGCACGATCGACGCGCAGGCCGTCGTGCCGGAACGCGGCCAGGTCCACGCCTGGCTCACCCCTCCGGACATCGACTGGAACATGTGGGACGAGTGGACGACCGAATACACGTGCGTGCTGGTGGCCGGCACCACGGCCACGCAGGACGAGGCCGCCCGCTTGATGCTCCAGGCCATCACCGACATGCAGCACGCCGGCGTCAACCTCATCGACGCCAGATCCGCCAGCTGGAAGCGCGCGGACAGCTCGCAGCTGCTCGCCGCCTACCTTCTGACCATCCACACAGACAACACCACACGAAAGGACGATGACAATGGCTAACAAGACCAGGACGTTGGGCCCCGGCTCGCTCAAGATCGGCGAGAGCGGCACCCAGCAGGACTTCAGCGCGGACGTGACCAACGTCACCCTGACCCCCGACACATCGACCGACGACACGATCAACTACCTGGACGGCAGCAGCGAGGCGGGCGCGCAGACGACAAGCTGGACGCTGGAAGGCAACATCAAGGAGGACTACAGCATGACCGGCGTGCAGGTCTGGTGCCTCCAGAACGCCGGCAAGTCGATGCCGTTCGAGTTCGTGCCCAGCAACACGGGAGGCCTCAAGCTCACGGGCAACCTGACCGTCAGCCCGGTCGGGTTCGGCGGCGACGTGAAGGCCAAGAACGATATCAGCTTCAGCTTCGCGTGCGACAACGTGGAGCCGCAGGCCAATTCGGCGGGCTGATGGCCGGCGGTTTCTCGCTCCGCCTCGACGCCAAGGGGCTCGGCCGTCTCGCCAGGACGCTGAAGCAGGCCGGGGCGGACATGGGCGACCTCAAGGCCGCGTACAAGCGCGCGGCCGAGGTCGTCAAACCCGAGGTCAAGGACCTGACCCCCGTGCGCAGCGGACGGCTGCGGCGCACCATCCGCACCGGAGCCACGCAGAAGGCCGGCGTGGTCCGCGCCGGCAACGGGTCCGTGGTCTACGCGGGTGTCATCAACTACGGGTGGCCCGGCCACCATATCGAACCGAAATGGTTCATGCAGGACGGACTCATCTCGGCCGAGGCCGAGGTGGACGGGATATTCGCCGACGCGATGGACAAGGCGATCCAACAGATCAAAGGAGCATAACCATGATGCGAATCACCTACCAGGACGGGCAAACCGAGGACGTGCGACTGACCATGCTCGACCAGATGAAGGCCGAGGAACACGCCCAGCAGGAACAATGGGGCGGCATCGACGCCAGCGGCGTGCGCCGCGGCCTGTACGCGGTCTACTGGCACCTGCGCAGCACCGGCGCCACATCGACGCCGTTCGAGCGGTGGGCCGGCAGCGTCGTCCGCATGCAGGACATGCCGGAGGAGCCGGGAAACCCTACGACAGGTGGGAGTCGGGAGGGTTCTGCGAACTGAGCGTACTGCTCGCCGCAAGGTTCGGCGGCACGCCGTGGGCATGGCGCGGCAGCCCCGCCCCGGATGCGAGGGACTGGGGCACCGCACTCGGCCTGCTCGAACAAGAACAACAACAGGCCGAGGAACAACAGGAACGCATCGAACAGGCAGGGAGGTGACCAATGGCATCCAAGAAAAGCACCATCAGCGTGCAGATCACCGGCGACGCCAGGGACGCGATCAAGGCGATCAACCAGACCACCGGCGAGATGATGACCCTGCAGCAGAAGACCAGCAGCGCGGTCAGCGGCATCGCCTCCGCGATCGGCAGCAGCGCCATCGTCGCCAAGATCGGCGAGATCGGCAAGGCCGCCATAGACGCGGCCGCGAACCTCGAACAATCCATCGGCGGCGTGGACACCGTGTTCAAACAGAACGCCAGCCAGGTCCACCAGTGGGCGCAGTCAGCCGCGCAGGACCTCGGACTGAGCCAGAACAGCTACAACGAGCTCGCCACCGTGATCGGCAGCCAATTGAAGAACGCCGGCATGAGCATGGACGACACGGCGTCCAAGACCAACGAGCTGATAACCCTCGGCGCCGACCTGTCCAGCATGTTCGGAGGCACCACCACGCAGGCCGTCGAGGCCCTGAGCTCCGCGCTCAAGGGCGAGATGGACCCAATCGAGGCGTACGGCGTGAGCCTGAACGACGCGACGTTGCAGGCGCAGGCCGCCAGCATGGGCATCGGCGACCTGTACAAGGCTGGAGACCGCAACGCCAAGATGCAGGCCATTCTGGCCGCGATCACCGCGCAGACCGCCGACGCGACCGGCAACTTCGCCAGGGAGGCCGACACCGCGCAAGGCCAGCAGCAAAGGTTGAACGCCATGTGGGAGAACGCGCAGGCATCATTGGGCCAAGCGCTGCTGCCCGTGGTCACGCAGGTCACGCAGAAACTCACCGAAATGGTGTCATGGGTGCAGCAGAACGCGTCATGGCTCACCCCATTGGCGACCGTGCTCGGCGTGGTCGCCGCGGCCATCATCGGCGTCAACGCCGCCATGAGCGCCTATGCCGCCGTCGCCGCGATCGTCGCGGTCGCCCAGGGCGCGGTCAACGTCGCTTTCCTCCCGGTCATCGCGATCATCGCCGCGATCGCCGTCGCGGTCATCGCCCTCGCGGCGAACTGGGACACCGTGAAGAACGCCGCCGGCGTCGCCGCCCAGTGGATCAGCGACAGGTGGAACGAACTATGCGCCTGGTTCCAGGGCGCGTGGAACGGCATCGTGGGATTCTTCCAGGGCATCTGGAGCAACATCCAATCGGCCGCCGACTCCGCAGGCAGCGCGGTCAGCGGCGCCTGGAACTCGGCTGTCTCAGTCGTGCAGGGCGCATGGAACGGCGTCGTTGGCTTCTTCCAGAACATCTGGAACGGCATCACCAGCGGCGTCCAGAACGTGGTCAACAAGATCGGCAACGCGTTCAACAACGCGGTAAACGCGGTAAAAAACGCCTTCAACGGCGTCGTCAGTTTCGTGCAGGGCATCTGGGACACCATCAGCGGCATCATCGGCAGCATCACCAGCGGCGTGCAGGGCGCGTGGGACACCATCACAAGCATCCTCCCGTTCAGCCTGGCACCGGCAGCCATGCCGATGGCCGCCGCGATCCGTCCTGTCGCCCATGCGGCGCCGCTCATCACCGTGGGCGACCCGGACATGCAGGGAGCATCGCGCGGAACCGGCACCATGCTCGCACGCCTCTCGGGACTGTTGGGGCATGCGGACGACCGCCGGCCGACCGTGGTGAACAACATCACCTACAACGTCACTTTGCCGGCCAAGATAGCGGTCGGCGAGAAACGCGAACTGATCCGCTGGATCGTGCAGGGCATGAACGAGGCGAGAAGGCAGGTGGCGTAGTGCAGCAGATATACGCGTACCTCGACACGGGCGACGGCCTTCAACCGGTCAACAACGCCGCCCGTGACATGGCCATGCTCGAAACCGTCAGCATCCAATGGGGCGCCGACAGCCCGGACACCCAACCCGACCCCGGGGTATGCCAGTTCACGCTGCGCGACAGAACCGGCAGCCTGGCCGGCGACTTCATCCGCCTCGCCGGCGCGCGCCTGCTCCTGCGCATCAACGAACAACCCACATGGGACGACCTCGCAGGCCAGTTCGGCGCATACGACACCGTCACCATCCCCTGGGACCAGGTCGCACCGTCATGGGCCCCGCCCATCGAGGGCGGCCGCACGCACGTCATCTTCGACGGCGTCGTGTCCACGGGCGGAACGATACGACGTGAGAAGACGTATTGGATGATCGACCTGTCGGCGACCAGCATCATGGTCCTGTGGAAACGCCTCGCATCCAAAGGCCCGGTTTCCACTGATCCGAAACTGGCCGGCAAACACTGGACCGGCACGCCGCAGCAACGCCTGGACGAACTCAACAAACGCGCCGCGGCCATAAACGCCCCGCAGTCCGACACGCGCGGGCTCGCACTGCCGGGCAGCGTCGCACCATACGACCAGGACACCTATCCCACGCAACTCGAACTATTGCAACGACTCTACGCGCACTCGCCCAACCGTCCGATCTGGCACGAGGACGTGAGCGGGGACGCAACGCGCATCGGCCACACCGACCTGGCCGCGCCGGCCGGCATCATCCTGGACATGAACGCCGACCCATGGACGCTCACCGACAACGGCACACGTCCATCCATCCCCGCCGGCAAGGTCATGACCGACAGGGACATGACGCTGACCATCATGGAACCATGGACGCAGGCCACCGTGCAGGGCAAACAGGCCACGGACGGCGACACGTATGCGTTCGACACGTCCGAAACCAGCTACATCGCACCCGACCTGCCGAAGAACCTCCGAGACCTGCAGAAGACCATCACCCTGGACAGCGACGCGATACTGGCCGCGGATGTCACCGCCTATCCGGCGACCACGATCACCGAGACCGACCGCGACCGCATGGAAGCGTGGATAACCACGCTCGACAACATCGCAGTCCCCGAGACCATCACGTTCGACAGCCGATACATCGACCCGTACGACATGCCATGGCTGTACCGATGCCAGCCCAGCGGCCCGATCTTCATATCGGGCCCCGTGTTCGCCGACCTGACGCACTCGGACGGCACGCCATCGGCCAGCAGCGTGTGGACCACCATCGGCGGCACCCTCACCTACGAATGGGCCGACAGGGATGTGCCGGTGCTCCGCAACCAGGTCACCGTCGTTCCCCTGCCGGGCATCGGGTTCAGCCAGCCCACATGGGACCAGATCGCCGACTGGACGGCCGCATGGGGCATGGTCGCGCTCACCTGGGCGCAGATGAAACTGGTCAGCCAATACCGAAACACAACAATCGAAACGGAGGAACCATGAGCGCAACCACGCCACGATACGACATCACGTACCCGACCGGAAGCGACCTGGTCAGCCAGGCACCCGCACAATTCAAAACCTTCGCGGAGAGCGTCGAAAGCGCGTTGGGCGAGGTGGATGACCGGCAGACCGCGAACGCGGTCAAGCCCGTCGTGCGGAACACGTTCGCCCAGCTTGCGGAGGCCGCTGGTGTGACGGGCCAGACCGGTTATGTGACCGCCGACTCCGTTCAGTCTAACAACGGCGCGTACGTGTACACGGGCTCGGCGTGGGTGAAGACCGTGGGGACGTGGCAGAAGTTCACGTTCAAGTTCGAGAACGAAGAATCGTTCCAGCCGATACCGTACGGCGGCGACAACATCCTGCTATGGAATCCGATCCTGCGTCTGATCGTCGTCCGGCTGGCGTCGTTCAAAAGCTCGGTGGGCATCAGTACGTACAACGTCTATCTGCCGAACTCCGGCACGTTCAAGCCGTCGAAAAACATCGGCCTTGGGCAGGCCGAGTTCGAGAACTTCACCGGGCGCGGCGTCGAACTGACGTTGAACACGCTGGGACGTGTCACGGTCGGCCCGGAAATGGCGGTCGGCGACGTGATACGCCCGTTGGGCAGCTACGTCGTGCCGATTCCGTCCGATGTGACCATCACCGCCTCCGGCGGCACCAGCATCTGAGAGAAAGGAACGACATCAATGGACAGAACCGAAATGACGGCGCTGATCGTGGTCGGCGTGATGATCGTCATGGACTACGCCACCGGACTGCTCAAGGCCGTCATGCAGCACAACATCAGCAGCACCAAAATGAGAGAAGGTCTCTACCATAAGGCCGCGTTCGTGGCCGTGATGTTCCTGGCCGAGGTCATCGAACGCGCCCAGCAGGTCATCGACCTCGGTTTCAGCGTCCCGATCGTCGTGCCGGCGGCCGTGTACATCACCGTCACCGAGGTGTCCTCGATCATCGAGAACCTGGGCGAGATCAACCCGGAGATCAAGGGCAGCCGCCTGCTGGGCCTGTTCCGCAGCGACAAGGAATCGGGGGCCGAGTGATGGAAGGAGTCATCTGGAAGGGTTCGCCGAACCACTACAACGGCCGCAACGGATATCAGGTGACGCACATCACCCTGCACATCATGGTCGGCTACCTCGCCGGCACCGACGCGACGTTCGCCAACCCCTCCAGCCAGGCCAGCGCCCATTACGGCGTCGGAGCGACCGGCGAGATCCACCAGTACGTGGACGAGGCCAACGGCAGCTACTCGGACGCGAACTGGGAGAGCAACAACAGCTGCATCAGCATCGAGCACGAGGGCGGCATGGCCCAGGGCGCGGTCTGCACCCAGGCATGCATCGACGCCAGCGCGCGACTGTGCGCGGACATCGCGCGCCGATACGGCTGGGACCATCTGTGGCACGACGGGCTCAACGGCAACGTATGGCTGCACCGTGAGATACCCGGCACCGACCACGCCGGATGCCCCGACCTCGCGCCCAACGGCCTGCCCTACCAGCAGGTCATCGACAAGGCAAACGCCATCCTCAACGGCGAAACCAATCAGGAAAGGAACACGACAATGGCTGAAATGCTGTTCAACGACCTCGACACCGGCAAGGTCTACTACTGGAACATCCTCACCGGCACCAAATACATCGGCGTGCCCGACCAGCTCGAAATCCTCAAGGCCGCGGGCATCCCCATGCACGAGACCAGCAGCAATGGACCATGGATGACCCGCGCCCAGGAAATCACCGACACCACGCTGGCCGGCATCACCGCGACCATCAACGCCCAGGCCGCCGCCATCGAGGTATTGAGCAAGAGCATGGGCGCCGACCCCGAACAGATCGCCCAGGCCGTCCAGCAGGCCGTCAGGGACAAGCTCGACAGCCTCGAAATCACCATCACCGCCACCGACGGGACCGACCAGTGACACGCGTGCGCGTCAGGCTCAGGGTGCCCGGCGGGGACACGGGCACCATGCCCGCCCCCGGCGAAATCCTGTTCCAGCCCACCGCCCGGCACACCAACGGCGACGACATCGTACTGCCCGCGCCGATGCGCTGCCGGCTCGACCCGTCCGGCTGCACCCTGGTCGACCTGCCGCCCAGCCAGCTGCCCCGCTGGTGCTGGAAGGCGGTCGAACGCACCCTGGGCGGCACCACCAGATACGTCGACGTGCCCGACAGCCCGGACGAACTCGAATACGCGCAACTGACCGACGTGGACCCAAAAACGTTGCAGGCCAAACCGCCAGACGAGAGCGCGTGGAACGCCATCTATCAGCGCATCGAGGACATAGTGGACGACGTGCCCCGCATCAACATCGGCACCGGCCCGCCCGACACACCCGAGCACACCGGCGACATCTGGATCGACTCGACCACATGGGACATCTACACAGCAACAAGAAAGGACCAGACCAATGGCTGACCTCGAATACGAACAGATCGGCAACATCAAAGGCGCACAAGGCCCCAGAGGCGCCACCGGCCCCCAAGGCCCCCAAGGGCCCAAAGGCGAGACCGGCCCCCAGGGACCCAAAGGCGACACCGGACCCGCAGGCGAACAAGGACCGCAGGGACCCAAGGGCGACCCCGGCGAGACCGGCCCCCAGGGACCCAGAGGCGCCACCGGACCCGCAGGCGAACAGGGACCGCAGGGCCCCAAGGGCGATACCGGGCCACAGGGGCCGGCAGGACCGGGCATCACGTTCGGCAGCGGCGCCCCATCGGGCACCGCTCCGGAGGGTACCGTGTACATCGACACGACCACCTGGAACGTCTACCAAGCCAAGTAGGAGACGCCCATGGCCACCTACCAGCAGATCGGCAACATCAAAGGAGCCAGAGGCGCCACCGGCCCCACCGGCCCGAAAGGCGCCACAGGAGCCACAGGACCACAAGGACCCAAAGGCGACAGCCCAACCAGCAGCGAGATCCAGACGGCCATCAAGACCGTCATGAAAACACTCACCTGGGGCAGCCTCGCAAGCTAG